CTCTATGGATGACAATTCATACGATAAATTGCTCCAGACCACTATCGAAACTGCTGAAAACTTGAAGAAACGGAACAGTGACCGCACAATGGCCGGTATTCTGACACGTCAACTGGAAAAATTATTGGCGTGGCAGACCGATTTCCAAACCACCACGTCAGGTGGAGGATCCCGAGTAGCACCCTATACAATTGGGTTATTTGGCACATCTGCTGTTGGGAAATCTACGTTATGCCCCATTCTGATCGCTTTTATTCTTAAATCCAATGGCTTTGAATCTACGGACAACATGACCCTCGTGGTAAATGAAAAGGAAAATTTCATGTCCGGGATGAAATCGTACATCAACGCTATCATTCTCGATGATATGGGCAATACCCAAGCTAACTTTGTTCAAACACCGCCGACAGAACTTGTACTGGCGATTAATAATAATGTGAAAAACAAAGCCAATATGGCCGATCTAGCACAAAAAGGAAAAGTTGATATTAAGCCCAAAGTATTTGTCATCACGAAGAATGTTAAAGATGGAGGCGCAAGCGTATATTCGAACAACCCCCTCTCAATCACTAGACGTGAAAACGTTACAATTACAGTGACAGTGAGGGATCAATTTGCCACTGATGGCATGATTGATTCGGATAAAGTGCGCAAAGGCTACCCTGATGGCGTTCCAATGATCCCCGATATATGGAATTTCACCGTTGAAACCTCCTATCAAAATCTCACCTCTAATGGTCTGGATAATGGTATAGGGTGGAAAACTGTGCAATTTGATGGTGTCGAAATGGTAAACGTTGGACTCTATCAGCTTTTAGCTTATTTGAAACGAGCCAGCAAGAAACACTTTGAAAATCAGGATAGAGTTGTTTCAGCTAGTAAAGATATTGCTGAAAGGATGTGCCTATGCAAGGCATGTGGAATGCCAGTTGAAAATGCCGAAGATGAGTTGACTTGCAGATTTTGCGAGTACCTGGAAAAGGAGCGAAATCGCTTTAATATTGTGGACACTCATCCAGATCCTGTTATGGAGGTTCAATCGGGTTTTATCCCGCTATTTCAACGAACTTTCATGGCAACGGCCTTTGATCATGCGAAATACATCTATTCGTCAGGATATATCCCATGGAATATGGGACGGCACTTTCTGAGAAAAGTCAGGCGCTATTTATTTGGCAGCTGGTTTGAAAAGGGTGTTATGGATAGATTTGGTCTTGGAAAGAGATCCGTTAAGAGCACAGTACATTTAATCGAGAACATTTCGACGGATATATTGTTAACTAATCTTAAAGAGATGGAACATTCTCCCTGGATCAATTGGACCAACTGGGTTCCCGCATCAGTGCTAG